GATGGTCGCAAGCAATGCGACCATTTTGCTTGTTTCGCCCTTGAAATTATCAAGCACCATGAGGTCGCCCGTCTTGGGCTTGCGGAAAGTCAATTCGGAATAGGTCGTGCCGTTGTGTTCGACGGGCGTTTTCAGTGAATAGCGCATGGTTTCCCCTTCAGGATTTCCGCGAGCGTTGCGGCGTTGATCGGTGTTTCGAGGGATGGCGGGCGCGGCTTGGGTGCGTATGGTGCGACTAGGCGCGCGTGTACGATCCGCAGGGCGGCTAAGGCGGTTGGGATGTTCATGATGTCAGACCTGATTGAGCGCGAGGATCAGGATGGAACTGAACCGATCGTTGATCGTCTTGATTTCCCAAAACGGTTGACCCGGCAGGTCCATTCCCTTGATCTTGTCTTTGACCTTGAAGACCATCGAGGGATAGTCGGCACGGTTGACGACGAGGGCCGCTTCGGCCGACGTAAAGGTGGTGACGAGATTGTTACCGAGGCTGATAGTTCCGGCCGGATGCGGAGTGTGTAGCACCGCCCGGAAAAGTTGGACCGGCCGTGTGGTGTCGATCGTGCCGCTGCTTGTCATCGGGTGGTGGCGGACTTCCTCGCCGAAGGCGCCGAGAACGGCCGCGTCTGCGGCCGCCTCAATAGTTTTCCAGTCCACTTAGATCACAACGCGGCCGGTGGCGGACGGGTTGGCAGCGGCAACGGCTGCGGAACCAACGAGCGTGTTGCTGGTGGTGACGGTGGTCAGCAGCCGAGCCGTATTGTCCCAATAAATCGCCGCACCCTGCGTCCAGGCCTGCGCAGAAAGCTTGGCGTGGTCGAAGACGCCGCTGCGCTTGATGTTGACAGGCTGGCCGGTTACGGCATCGCCGGAGGCGATACCGAAGATCGAACCGACGAGCACGCCGTCGCCGCTGGTGACGTCATAGGGAGCGACGACCTCAAGGATGTCGCCGGTAGAGATGAAGTTTTTCATTCTGAGAATCCATCTGTAAAGGAAGGGAGAAAGCGCCGCGGCTTGGTGCCGTTGAGGGCTGCTATGTCGCGATCAATCGCGGCGATTGCTTCGATGATTTCGGCCATGCTGCGGTAGGTCACGCGACGACGAGTGCCGCCGCTGTGGAATTCGACTTCTAATTGGCCGGAACCACGGGCCGCGACGAGCGCGACCCGCTGAGCTAGGAGCTCTTCCATTTATGCGCCTGCGTTCTTGTAGCCGCCCCGGAAGTCGATAGCTCCGACTGCAAAGTCGAGGCTGGCCGCGACTTTAATCGCCTGGCTGTCGAAGTCCCGTTCGGACCGAACCGCAGGCCCTTCGGCACCACCGACGTAGCCAAACACGACGACCGGCGCGGCAGCAGGCGAAGTGAAAAGATACCAGGCGTTTCCGGTGATGTTGGCGTCGACAACCAATTCGGCAAAGCCGGACCAAACGTTGACGTCGGTGGCCTTCGTCGCATTGACGCTGGCCAGGATCAGGCGGGCGGCCGTCTCATAAGCAGGACCAACAACAAGGAAGGCCGGCTGCAAGTTGAGCACCATGCCGTCGAGGCTCTTCTGAGCGCGCAAGGCGGCAACCGCTGCACCGATGGACGTGGCGTCAATGGCGGAACCGGAGGCGGCAAGGTTCGCGTGGGTGGCATGGAACAAGGCGACCGTGTCCGACAGGGCCGCATTGGTCGACAGCACGCTGTAAGCCAGTCGGTTTTCATCGTTGGCAGCACGGATAGCGATGCCCGACGAGAAGTCGCTGAGGGCGGACAGATCGTCATTGATCAGCGCGCGACGGCCGATGGCGATGCCGGTGCCATACTCTTTCGCCGTGACCTTTTCAGCGTTCTCGGAAATCGTGCCGTACTTGACTTCGCCGGATTCGTTGATCTCGGTGAAGGCCGGAACGTCACCAACACGCAAGAAGCTGTGCTCCTTGAAATCGGTGAAAGGCTTGCGAGCCGCCCACTTGCGGTATGTCGGTGCCGCGATTTCGTACTGCGAGAGCAGCGCCTTATTAGCAGCCGCTGACATAAGAAGTGGAAAATCGCTGCTCGAATGGGCGCCGACGGCACGCTGGAGCAGACTTTCGCGGTCTCGGAGGTTCACGCGCTCGCCGCGGGCAATCGCCATGTCGCCGACGAGGTCCAGAACACTGTGGCCGCGGAACTCGGTGGCACGGCCTTCAAGCTTGACAGTCGACGGTGCGATGCGGTGTGCCAGCGCGTCGGCCATGGCGCCGCGGATCTGTTCCGGGTCAGTGTTGTCGGTGCCCATCTGGACAGAAGACGGCGTGGTGGTGGCTGTGCGGGCCGTAAGGGCTGCGAGAGCGGCAGCGTTCACGGTCGCCATGTCGGACTCGGCATCGATGTGCTGGTCAACAAAAGCCTGGTCGAGACCGGCAGCTTTTGCGGCGGCGCGAATCTGTCCGTTGATATCGGCGCGGGTCTGCGTGGTGGTGGTTTCAGTGGTCAATGGAGTACTCCGGATTTTGGAAGATGGGTCGGCTGGAATCGCAACGAGACTGCACTCGTCGATCCGCCATGCTGTTGCCGTCAGGGTGCGCTTCCCCTGTGGCTTGGACTCGGCCCACGCGTCGACGCGGTAGCCGATGGATGCTCCGAATGAACGGCCGTCGGACAGTTCTGCGGCAATGCGCTTTGCGCGTTCGGAGTGTTTGGAAAGGCGAGCCGTGCCGATAATCTGGCCGTTTTCGCGCCTCACGTCGGTGATGTCGCCCAGGTTGTTATCGAGGTCCGGCCGGTGGTCCGCCAAAAGTGGAATGACGTCTGGCCAGGTGGCGCCGTTAACGTCGAGAACTTCGGCAAATGCGCCGCGACTGTCTCGACGATCGACGGCGGCGCCGGCGGACAGGATCAGGTCGAAAGTCCATGACTCGGCATTCCACGAGGACGCACGCATGGGTGCGGCCCGCGTAAACGGGTCGGTGGTGGTGGTCATGAATGTCTCCGGTATTAGGCCGCTATCGAAGCGGCCGGCGGTTCGTTGTCGTTCGCCCCCTTGCCAAAGACGAGGCCGAGCGCCTTGGCCCGTGCGTTGTCCTCAGCGAGAATGCGGTCGATTTCTTCGATGTCCTCGCCCTTCTGGGCCAGAAGCTCCCTGCGTGTGGTCAAGCCTGCGGCAAGATCCATGGCGGCGGCAGTCGAATCCTTCACCGGCTCGAGACTCGGCCATGCGGGGCAGACATGCTTGACCGGCATGGCCGTATCGACGGTGGTAGAAACGGCACCACTGAGGACGGCCAGTGCGGCAAACCGACGCCACACGGGCAGGCAAACCTGGTGGATGAAGACAGACCATTGAACGGATTCAACGCGAGCTTTCCATGCCGTGTTTGCTGACTTGAGAGACGAGTAGTTCGCGTTTCCAACGTCACCGAAGGCGTGCGCGGGAAGGCCAAGGGCGATGGCACATTCACGTTCAGCTATCGATGCAAACTGGATCACTTCAGCGCCGATGGTTGCCGGGTCGCTGAATCGAATGTCCTGGCCGGGCTCTAAGTATTGGAGCAATCCCGGCTCAAGACCGCCCAGAACCGTGGTGCCGTCCTGCGTTCCATCCATCGGAGAGGCCGTTCCGTCCGTGCTCGTGATGAAGCCGGCGAGCATGGCAGCCATTCTTTGCCTGACCAGTTGGGCATCACGCCAGCCGTCCAGGTCAGCAATGCGCACCAGTGCCGGGGCGAACCACGAAATGCCCCTGACTTGGCCAGGCCAGTCTTGTCGGAAAACGTGAATCACATCTTCCGCAATGATGCGTTGTCGCTGCCGTTGGAACGTGAACTCAAGTCCTGCCGGTTGATTGAAAATATGATAGGCAACCCGCTTGCCGGATGCATCGAATTCAACGCCCTGCACAACCCGAGCGCCGTCGGCAAGTTGGGCGCTATGTGACGCGTCAAGCTGTTCCGGGTCGAGGATGCGGATGCGTAGTCCGTCGGTGGTGTTGAGCATCAGCGCCAGGCCTTCGCCGGCCACTATCATTGATTTCAAGAGGCTGGTTTGCTGGCCGTACCAATCGGTTCGGCCCTCGTCGTCGGAAACGTCGGTCCATGCCGAGAACAGAGACGAAAGAGCAGCCCGTATTGCTGGATCAGCGTGCAGGCTTGTCGGCTTAATGCCTGTGCCGATGGCCTGTGCTTGCCACGCTTGGACTGCAGCGGCGCCGAGCGGATTGTTCGCGACAATGTACCTTGCGCGGGCCGCCAGCGTGCCGCGGGCGGTGTGCGCCGACGACAGCGGCGAATGCATCGTCTTCAGTGCCGAGCCGCGCCTGCCGCCCGCTGCGGCCTGGTATGAGCGCTGGCCGGTGAAAAGGTTGAGGATGCGTTTAATCATGGTCGGCCTCCGCCCTAGCGAGCATATGAGCGAGCACGTCCCAGAGGTCGCGCGTGTTCACGGCGACGATCGCCCATGTGCTCTTCGTTGTCAGGAACAGCGAGCCGGATGGGCGTCCTTCGGTTGAGGTGGCCTCGATGACTTGCCGCAGTGTCTCGATGCCTACCGGATGGCCGGCGGTTGAAAGGCTGGCAGCGACGTTGAATTGATAGAGTTCGTGCGGAGAGAAATTCCAGACGCCTCTAATCTTCTGGCCGAACTTGTGGCCCATCGCCAGGATTAGGCGATGCCAGGTCACTAGGGTGTCGACGGGTGTTTCGGTTGTCTTTGCCACATCGGCAAACGTCAGGTATCTGCCAAGCTCGGATGTCGGCAAGGCGGTAGCGGTCGCCATGGCGGCCTCCTTTTGGTTGAACATTGTTGCGTCAAGATTTGTAAAGCGGCACAAAAAAAAGACCGCCCTCGCGGCCAGTCTAGAATGGTGCGGGGGGTTACCACCCCCCCCGCTGCAGCACCATCGGGAGCATCCGAAGCGCGGCACTGCAAACTTCGCCGGAGCGCAGCGATGCGCTCGACGGCTCGACCAGCGGGGAAGGAACCCGCCGATTCTTGAAACTGGGGTGAGCGACCGCGCGCGGCCACCCACCATTGGGAAGGTGACGGCCTCCCCAAAAACAGAAGGGCCGCATCGCTGCGACCCTTCTCTCTCCCTACCCGTTTGGCGCGGGGGATTGGGGTACCCCTATGCGACCTTCCGATATTTGTGTTGCCAATATCGGTCGACTATCTCGAAGCCATCGAAGACTCGTGCCCGAGCCTCGCCTTTTGCGCCCTTACTTCCCGCGCCAAGCCGGGCACCGATATCGGCAAGAGTGAGGTTGTCACAAACCGCCCATTCAAATGCTTCTAGGATCTTCGGCACGTAAGCGAGTTTGGCGCGCAACACGGCCAGTTCGGTCTTCGCGTCAATCGAGGCCAGCAGCAGCAAGTCGCCGTTCCACTTCTTCGGAACGGGTGCAGCCATGTTGCGGCGAGGTTGCGTGTCGACTGTGGCCTTCTTGCCCGTCACCACCTTGGTGCCCTTGGACTTGCCGTCCTCGTCTACGTTCTCGACCATGTAGAGATTATCAGCTTCCTTACCGATTAAGTCAGTAGGGCGAGAAGCAAGCTCCTCCAGTGCCCGGTATCGCTCGGCAAGTGCCAGGCAGTGTGTATTACCTTCTGTCCGCAAGAGCTTTGCCAGCGGCCAGTCGACATTGTCGTTTGCCGCTTGGCCAGAATACTTGTTGGAGGTGATGCGGGCCGCTTGTGCGCTTATGCGCCAACTGACTGAGGGACCGTCGCTGTCCAGCGTCACGGTCACGCCCCGTTCTGTTTGTTTGCGGGGAGGAGCCCAATCTGCTTCCTTGTCTAGAATTGCAGGCAGGGTATCGCGCCGGTCAAAAACCGGAACTTCTTTTCTTTCCAAGGCCGTCACCTATGAAAAAGAGGAAAATGCCCAATGGGGCGAGCTGGCCGCTAATGGCGGCATGCGCGTTGCGCAATCGTCTTGTAATGGAAAAAAACAAAAATGTCAAGAGCTATCTTGCATCCATGTCGGTTACGTGTATAATATTTGGCCCTGTCATTTCGAGATGCGGCCTGCGCTAGTCATTCCCATAGGTTGTATAGACGACATTTGCACCACAAAGTTTCCACACCACCACTTAGCTATTTTTCTTCCACTCCACCACCCCACCCCACCCTAATGGCGGGGTGTGGGTGGTGTGGAAGGGGGAATCTCCACACCTTCCACACCTCTCCACACTTCAAATTTCCGAGGTGTGGAAAATCGGAACGAGGCAAGGCCGGTCGACGCCCTTGTAATCTGGTCGCTGTTCAATGGTGAAATGACCGGCCTCTTTCCAGGCGTCGAGCATGCGCCGAACTTTCCGCTTCTCTTCCGGAATCGACATGTTTAGCTGCAGCGCTTCTGCGACCTTGTATCCAGCCCATTCCGTAGACTGCACGCTGTCCCTGCAGTTGCATCCATCGATTTTGCGCTTGAGCGCGTGCAACTCTTCCGGCGTGACGAAGGCCGTCACTTCCGACTTAGACGGCCAACGCCAAGCCTCAACAACGCCGATCTCGTCGCCGGTCTTCACCAGGCCCTTTCCGTTACCGAGCGGAACGGAGACGAAGCGGCGCCATTGGCTCTTTCCGCTGGCGATCATGTTCACCTTTCCGAAGTCGACGCGGAAATAGCCGTGGTGATTGTCAAGGCCAGCCTTTTCCGCTTCCTCCTTCGTCATCGAATTGAAGACGCGCATCGACCTGACCTTATCCTTGAACGCCCCGCCGCCGCGCGCACTGTCGGCAGTCACTTCGCCCTGGTTCTTGGCGACGTGGTGGACCAGTTCGATGTTGCAGTTCGCGTCGTCGGTGACGCGGGTCCAGGCCGCAGCTACCCGCTGCATCGCGCCGTTGTCGTTCTCCTGCGCCTCATGGGTCGAGACGAACGGGTCGATGATGACAACATCAACCTCACGACGACGGATCTCCGCGACCATCTCGTCGATGAACGGCTCGACGAGCTTTAGGTCGCGGCCTTCCTGACGGGCAATCACAAACTGCTGGTCGCGGCCGGAATCTGTAAAGAGCCTGCCGCCGATCTGCTCGTTCGTCACACCGAAGTGCTTTGCCGCGGCATGGAACCGCCGGTCTATTTCCTCCTGTGGGTCCTCGGCATTGATCCACCAGACCCGCAGCGGTTTCGTTAGCGGCCCGTCAGGATCGAGCAACGGGCGGCCCGTCACCATGGCCAGCGCCTCCGATATGGAATGCGCCGTCTTGCCGCCACCACCTGGGCCAACTGAGGCTGTGACGTACCGGCGGATATAATGTCGACCATAGAGCCATTCGCGCTCAGGGATAGATGCGGGGTCGCCCAGTGCGAACGGTGTCGCAGCGATGGGCGTGCGCCGCGCTGGCAGTTCAATCAACTTCGAAGAAAGGCGGCCGGCGAAAAGCGCCTTGCCGTCATCAAGGATGCGGATCTGTCCTGTCTGTCCGTCGACGACCGCACCATACACGGCGCCGTTCGCGAGCTGTGCATCGGGACCACCAAAGGCGGCGAGGTATGGAATCAGGCGATCGTCGTTGGGCTTGTTGTCATTGGTAGCGGCGGGCGCTTCTTTCGGCTGGTCCGGATCCACGTCACGTTCAACCAGGTTATCCCGCGCTTTGCG